TAGAGGACAACGTAGACGACGATAAAATCCTACCATATATTGTACAGGCTCAACAGACGATCCTTCAGGAAGGGATAGGGGAGACAGGTATAAATGCATTGAATACTGCAGTTCAAAATAATACTTTAACATCTGATGAACAAGCGTTTATGAGAAATTACGTTCAACCATTGATTGCTCAATATGCTTTCTACCTTATGTTTCCATTCTTAAATTGGAAATCTACAAATAAAGCGATATCAAAAGAATCAAGTGAGTTTTCAACACCAGCAGATTTGGATGAAATTAAGTATTTAAGATCATCAATATTAGATATGGCACAATTCTATAAGAGAAGAATGGTAAAATATTTATTAGATCACCCTGGAATGTTTATTTGGTATAGTAATCCTGATGCTTTAGATAACTTACCTAAGACCGCTCAATCATATTTTACAGGTGTGTATATACCTCGTGGTGGTGTTAGAGGAAATATAATGAATTGGTACGAACCTTATGGTAGTACATTCCCTTGTGGATTCGGTCCTTGTTGGGATGGTAATTGTTAAACTTTAATTTAAGATATAATATGTGTGATATAACAAAAGAATGGAACATAGATGAACTATTGAACCATCCAAATCTTTCTGATGACTATAAATACCAATTCTTTAAAGATATGGTTGAACAGGAAGAATTTTGTGATTGGTTTGAAACATTAAACAATTTGGGTATTCCAATTGCGGGGTTGGGTATTACAGTAGCTGATTTAGATATCTTAGATTACATCTGGGACCTTAACGATGATGATAAGGGTATTCCTTCATCTACGACTCAGTTCTCTCAGGAGAACTTCTCTGTGATCAATTTATATAGATATATTTCAATGGAGTATGGACCGAGTAGTATTGGACCTAACACAAGAAGATTTTGTAAGATGTTGGTTAGTAGAACAAATGCATCTTTAATGAGACAACAAGATATAACAAGATTAAATTCATCTAACCCTGGATTAGGTAAAGGTGGTTCAGATTCTTATTCAGTATTTGATTGGCGAGGTGGTGCAAATTGCAAACATATGTGGGTTAAGTACAAGTATGATACAGAGTCAAAGAATTTGGTTAAGGCTCCATCTGCAGATCAACCAAGAAATATTCAAGTGGATGGAAAAGTCCCATATGCAAATGGAACAAATACTCCACCACCAAGAAAGTAATTTAAACCCCATTTAATTGGGGTTTATCATTTTAACAATATAATACTGACCCAAGTTCAAATTGTATTGTAGTGCGTGATCTATCTGACGGATAGTATATTGATAGTCCAATTTCTTTTCAATGTCGTTTCTTGAAAAACAAGGTATGTGAATAACTTTATTTTTATGGTGTTTAATAACATAACGTGATCTTTTTCCAACCGACGTTTTCATTTTTGATATCATATTATATTTGATTGACCCCATCTGACCAACTTTAAGATTCAATTTGGATTTAATTTCATCTTCAGTTTTATCTTCTAATAACATTTTCATTAATTCCCTTTGAACCTTCGTAAACTTTGCATCTTCAATACATTCAAATAATATTGATTTATATCTTTCTTTTTCCATTTCAACTTCATATACAGGTTCATCCCATTGGATTGTGGTATCTAAGTTATCTGTATACACTAATCTATTTTTATTATGAAATGAAAGACAAAAGTTTCTAACAATTAGAAATGTATACCCCTTAATCTTATCATAGTCGTCTTCTAAGACACCTTCTTCCATCTTCTCTATAATCTTTAACCAAGTATCTTGAACTATGTCCATACGATCAGTATATGGGATATAATTACATTGTCTCATGCCCAGTACTAGGCCTGTCAATTGTTTTTTTAATTTCAGATAACTCTTCATTCTTTTCCTTTTTCTTTTTATGCCATTCTATCAAATTTGATTTCCACAATCCAGTAGCAAATGCGTGTTTCATATTTGCCGATCTTGAAGACCATTCCAAGTTTTCAATTCTATTATCAGATTTTACTCCATTGATATGATTAACTTCTTTCTTATTGGTTTTATCATTATTCCAAATAAAAGTTAATGCAACTAGCCTGTGGTGTAAATGAGTTGTTGCATCAATCGTTAGAACTTTATATCCTGATCTATCAATTCTAGTTGCTTTCTTTTTATAAGTTTTAGCGTTACGTATTTCTCCTTCTTTATTGATGAGGTATCTACCTTCCAATCCTTTGATATCAAACCATTCTACATTATCAATATTCATTTCATTCAATCGTTGAAGTTTTATATTTAAAATTCTTTTATTGTTATGATAGTCATTTAATTCTTTAATTCTTTTTGGATTATTCTTTCTCCATTCAATACTATTTTCTCTTTTACCCATTTTAATTTAATTTAATTTATTATTATCTTCTAATTTATAAATAAATTTTAATAATCCTCTAAATGTCCAAGTACCCAAAACATTATTTTCATAAGTTGTAGTTACTACCTCATCATAAATTGGAAGATCTTTTCCTTCTTTTGTTTTTTCTTTTACAAAATTCCATAGAATATCTCGTGCTAATTCTTTATTCATATTATCTTAATTCATTATTTCTGAAAATTTACCCCAATTAACATCTTTATTATTATTATTATTTAATTCTTTTTCTTCAATATAACATTCATTTGTTTCAATTATACCATCAATATATACAATCGCTTTCTTATTATAGAAAGTAACTGGTATATATTTTTTTTCATTTGAAATGATTATAACTCCTAACTTTTCAAGTTTAGAAAGTTCTCGTTTTAATGTTGATTCACTAATATTAAAAAAATCAGCAATTTGTCTTTTAGATTGGAAACAATACTTTCCATTTAGTTGAAATCTCTTCAAATATGAAATGATTGCAGATTGAGTTATTGTATAACCTTGCTTCAATAATTTTTCTTCTATGTTAATATATTTTTCTTTCATAATAATACTTAATAATGGTTTTAATAATAATAATTAATAATGGTTTTAATAATGAGTAATTAATAGTGGTTATTGAGTTGGTTCATATTGACCTAACTACTTGGTTCATATTGGACTTACTATAGTTCATTTTGATCTAACTACTTGGTTCATATTTTTACCAAATCTATTGTATAATATACCACCTAATTTATTCATCGCTTCATTAAAATCATCATATTGTAATATTGCAATCTCAATACCTTCAACGACATTATTATAACCATACTCATTTACATAAGTTTTTAATTTCAATCTTGCCTTATTGTTTAATTTTAAATTTTCACACCAAAAACTTTCAAAGTAAGTTGCAAGACCAGAACCATCTAATGCAATAATCAGATTATCAATCAAATTTCCCACATATGGTTTAGATTCTTCAATCATTAAAATAATTTCAACAAGATCCTCTTTTGTTAATTGTAATAATTTTTGTTTTTTCATATCTAATAAATAGTATAATTTTATGAAAAAATCAACTAATAATTAAAATAGTTTGTTTTTTATCAAAGAACTATATATTTATATTATATGAACAAAACAATTTTAGAGTTTATATTGGCGGCAATTATTGATAGAAATAACGACCAATCACTTGGTGAAGAAATTAGATCACTACAAGAAACAATTTTAACAATCATAAAACAGGAACAAAATTTGATTTTAGAGAGTATTCACGATTTAATAATAGAATACCCCAACGATATTGAATTAGGGTCTGAAATCAGACGTATGTCCCATTTAATACTAATAGCGTTATATGTTGAAGAAGACATTAGTGGAGATTGCGACACCGAGTAGTGTATACTATGAGATAATACAAAATATTATCACACCAAACTTCCACTTAATCCCTGAACTTATCAGTGAGTTATCAATTGGGTTTTTAGAAAATGAGGAAAAAGTTAATAAGGTAATTAAAGATGGATGGTTTAAATACTACTTCATCAGATCCTGTGTTAATCAAATTAAATCTTCAACGAGTGGATTCCACAAGAATACTAGAATAAAAGATTTTCAATACATAGAAAATATTGAAGTGATTGACGAATCAGATATAGAAACCAAACAAACAAAAGAAGAAAAATACCTCATCATAGATAAAATCTATACAACAATACCCAAAACATACTTCCAAGAATACCTATGGCATGAATACTACACCAAAGGTAAGACACATAGACAGATTGGAAGAGAAAATAACATTTCACATTGTCTTAGTTTCCACGAAATAAAGAAAATAAAAGACCAAATAATTAAAAATATTCCAAAAACCATTTGATAAAACGGATATTATCTATTATATTTGTAGTATAAACAATAAAAAATAGAAAAATATGTGTAATTTAGTAGACGCTCTAATGGAGCAACAATGTCAAGATCCTGAGTACATCGCTTGGGTAGAACAAAAGAATCAAGAACTTAATGATCAGTGGAATCAGTATAAAGAAAGTATGGAGTATGCATACGACGTTATCTGTTCCAAGATGGATGAGGAGTATCAAATGATGAAAGAAGCGGCTGAGACCGATTATGAGTATTGTATGTAATTATGACTATATTAGAAAAATGTGAAATACTAAAAAGAAAGGGATATACATATGATCCTGAAACCGGTAACATATATGGAATGTATCGTAAACTAATTCAAAGAAAGATGACTAATGGATACATTCAAATAAATGGTAGAGGTCATTTTGGGGGACATTTACTTGGACATCACTTCGCTTGGTATATGTCATATGGTAATGATGATTTTATAATGTTAGATCATATCAATCGTATAAAAAATGATAATCGTATATCTAATTTAAGAAAGGTTACCTGTCAAGAAAATTCATATAATAAAGATTGTAAGGGTTATTTTTGGAGTAAGCACTTAAATAAATTTAAAGCACAATTAAGAGTAGACAAAAAATACAAATACTTGGGTTGTTTCACAAATGAAGAAGACGCAAGACAAGCATATTTGAAAGGAAAAGAAAAATATCATATTATTAATAATTAAAAAAAAGAAAAAGAAAAATGCCACAGACACCATTACAAAATCCAAAAAAACAACCACAAAGTACATCACGCCAAATAGCAACACAGAGTTCACTGAAAACCGTGTTGGAATGGAGTAATAGTTGTAATCGTTGTTTAACGTTAAAAGAGTTAGTATCCATCACAAATGTCGTTGTAGATTATGTAGAAAATGGATATTCCAAAGAAATAGGTCAGAGATTAGAAACAATCCAAACTTACTTGGAAGATAACGAATAATATTTACTGATTAAGAAGTATATTTATAATTAAAGGAGTATACAGAGAGGGGGTACTATTGTTTAGTTTATATTTTTTTTATCTACTCCCCCTCTCTTCTTTATTGTTTGTTGTAGGTTTATAATTGTGGGTAGTAAGTAATTTTTGTGATCATTGTAATTACCTACCCACACCCTTCACAACAAATCAAATAGTTATATATTTAATTAAAAAAGAATATATGATAACACAACAATTTTATGATCATTGTAATTATCTTGCAACACTACATAGAATGTCAAAATCACACGCTTTAGATATGGAAAATGTGATTAGAGAGAAGATTGATCCCAAGTATAATGTATGTACTAAATGTTCAGCTCAAATGAAGCACGGACAAAGTATGATATTAAATTGGTTGGAAACTCAAGAGATAATTGAAGATGTAATTAGTACAATAGAACCATTATTAGAAGAACCATTATTTGAGATGGTAACACCTGAAATAGATGTTGATGAAGTAGAAGCTGAAAAGGTTGGATGTACCAAATGTTCTAAACGAAGAAAAACAAAATCATTATGATTTGGAGATTATTTAGACCAAGACCAATAGTAAAAGTATTACTTCCTGTTCCTGCTTCAATAACTGATAAAGAACATAAAATGATTCTGACTGATTTGGAAGAAAGAGTGGGTAAGGAGTATATTGTAATGTTGATCGCTTCACCAGAGTCGTCAGAAATAAAAATTGAAATAGTCAAATAATGAGTTTATCTGCAAAACACAAAGCATTCTGTGATGAGTATTTAAGCAATGGTCTTAACGCTACTCAAGCATACAAATCCGTCTATGGAGTAAGTGATTCTGTAGCAGGTCCTAGTGGGGATAGGTTGCTCAAAAATGCTAAAATAAAAGTTGTAATAGAACAGGAACAAAATAAGACCTCAGAGAAGTTAGAAATAACCCGTGAGTTTCTAATTAAAGAGTACTTGGAATTGATTGAATCAGCAAAAACAGATGAAAACTTTATTGACAGGGGGAATTGGAATAAGTCATTGGCTCAACTTGCTAAGTTATTGGGATTGGATGCCCCAATAAAACAACAAACAGAGATAACTATTACAGAACAACCATTATTCTTAGATGACGAAGGAGAAGAATAAGTTCATATACACTACGGCATTAAGGAAGATTAGAAAAATGAAGTCCCGTATTAAAATAATACAAGGGGGAACTTCAGCATCAAAGACATTTTCAATCCTTGCCACCCTAATTGATAAGGCAATCAAAACCCCCAACCTTGAGATCTCTATTGTATCAGAAACAATACCGCATCTTAGAAGAGGTTGTCTAAAAGATTTCCTATCTATAATGAAAAACACTAATAGGTATATCCCCAACAATTATAATAAGACCCTATTAAAATACACATTTACAAATGGATCATATATAGAGTTTTTTAGTTGTGATTCAGAAGAACGACTAAGGGGAGCAAGAAGAAATATCTTATATATGAATGAGGCAAACAATATAAACTATGATGCCTACCTTCAATTAGAAATGAGAACCGATCAGGACATCTATATTGACTTTAACCCAACCTCATCATTTTGGGTTCATACAGAAGTTCTAACACAACCAAATTCAGAATTACTTATCCTTACATACAAAGACAATGAAGCGTTATCAGAAGATATAATATCATCATTAGAAATGAATAGGGATAAAGGTAAGACATCATCATATTGGGAGAATTGGTGGAAAGTTTATGGGTTAGGGGAAATTGGATCAGTTGAAGGAACGATCTATAAGGACTATGAAGTAATTGATAAGATACCTGAAGAAGCAAGATTGTTATGTTGGGGATTAGATTTTGGTTTTAGTTCAGATCCAGCAGCATTGATTGGGATCTATAAGTAT